ATGAAAGCAATTAGAGTTTATGTAGATAGTACCGATACAGACCTTATTGGGTCAGTGATTGAGAAGTTAAATTCGTTTGAGGACACTGCCGCTAATATGGTAGCCGCAAATGAAATATTTATTGCAGCTGTTGGCACATGTGCCATAAAATACGCAAAGTGCGTGGTTCAGACCGCATTTAATGGAGAACTGACAATACAGAATGTGAAATAATAACTAACAATTATCAGATATGAAGAAGCAGATATTTCTGAGCAATGAAAAGAAGAAACAGCTTGAGAAAGATTTCAAGGTGTGCAGAACTACCGTATGGGCAGCTCTCACATTCTATACCAAAGGAGGCAAGGCTAAGTTGCTAAGAGCAGCCGCTTTGCAACGTGGTGGTGTTCTCCTTAATTGTGATGGAGACTTTGAGCCTAATCTAAAGTTTGACACTTACTTCAATGAAGTACCCCATCAGATGGTTCAGGTGTTTTCGCCTCGTGTGAAAATGGTAGCCGACCTTGAAAAAGGTGGAATCAACATAGAAGTTGACGGTGAGGTTACCAAGAGTTTTGGTGATGTGCCGATGAGTGAATTATATCTTGTGCAAGCTGAGGCACAGGAGATTGTGAATTGCTTAAAATAGAATGACCACAATCATTATCCCACGGATGTGAAGACATCATCTTGAGCGATACAAGCGTGGGGATAAATAGAATAAGATTTTAGATATGGAGATATATAACAACATACTGTGCATTGAGTACCACGAACTGGTACGGTCGGAACTGAATCCACGTGGTGTGATGTCTGAGGCTACATATAGAAAGATACACAAAGATCTTCGCTTCCAAGAAAAAGGTGGTAATGGTCGCAAAGCACGGATAGAATATAACAGCGTCCCACAACGATATAGAGATGCTTGGGAGGCTATGAATGGCGATCCATACAAAAAATCGAATGACCTGAGTTTTATGGGTCAGTGCAAGTTCGATGAAAAGGCACTCAGATATTACCTTGGAGCAGAAGCGGAAGATGGTAGCGTGATAGAACAACCGTTGGACGCAGCTCTTGCACGTAAATATGCTAATGAGGCGAGTATTTTAGGAACTATAAATCTGATCAACACCCGGAGTAAGGAGGGAAGCAAACGAGCAGGTAAATGCCAGAAGGTTGATTGGGATGCAACAGCTAAAGTTATACATGGGGACGATGTCCAAAAAGTATTCCCTCACAATCTACCTAAGAACGCTCGCTCGTTACAACGCAGGGTTAAGCGATTTGTCGAGGAAGGATATAATAGCCTTGTACACGGCGGTTATGGAAACGACAACAGCATCAAGAGGACGCTGAATTTTGACAGATTGGCAATGGCTCTTTACACCATGCCAAACAAGCCGTTTAACTCAAGTGCCTATGACAATTACCTGCTTTTCTTGAAAGGCTCGATAACGGTATATGACAAGAAGACCGGGGAACTATTCAACCCGAACGACTTTGAGATGGTTTCAGATAAGACGTTTTGGAATGCCATCAACAACCCGCTACACCGTGTGATGGTGGATGAGCAACGAAACGATAGCAGTTACAACTTGAACAACAACCGGCCTTTCCATAGGAGAAAACCACCGAAGCACTCTTTTTCCAAAATATCAATGGACGACAGGGATTTGCCTCGCAAAATGCACGATGGCAATAGAGTCAAAGCCTATTATGCGTATGACGTAACATCGGGTGTGGTTATCGGAATGGCTTACAGCAGAAATAAAGATGAGGAGTTGTTCCTTGATTGCTTGCGGGATATGTTCCGCAACATAACCAAAAACGGCTGGGGCATTCCTTCCGAGGTAGAGGTAGAGAACCACCTCGTGAATAAGTTCTTTGACGATCTGGCCGTAATGTTCCCTTTGGTTAAGATATGTATTCCGGGTAACCACCGTGAAAAGAGAGCCGAACACCTGAACAAAGCTAAGAAGTACAGCACCGAGAAAAAGAACGGTCATGCGGTTGGCAGATGGTGGGCAAGGCACGAAGCGTATAAACAACCACAGCAAAAGATTAACGACCAGTATGTTGAACGTACTTACACTTATGATGAACTTGTGGCTGACGATATGGCTGACATCAGAGAATATAACCTTCAACAGCACCCACGCAAGATATACGGAGGAATAAGCCGTTGGCAAGTGTTGCTGGATATGCTTAGTCCAAACCTCGAACCACTCAACCACTCGGTACTCGCCCGGTATATCGGCTACAAAACACCGACATCGGTACGCAACTCCAAAGAGGTACAGGTCAGAGGGCTTTATTACCAACTGTCACACGTGGAGGATTTGGGCAAATTGCAACCCAACAACCGGAAAGTAGATGCTTATTACCTGTTTGACAGTAACAATGCGGTGAACGAGGTTTACATCTACCAAGATGACAAATTCATATCACGATGCAAGTATATCGCCCCATACAACGAGGCTCGTGCCGAGTGGACGGATGAGGACAAAGCCAGCTTTACCGAGCAAAGCAAATACGATGCTCAATACCGCAAGATGGTCAAGGATAGCAAGGCTGACATTCCAAAGGTTGAGATTTTGGAAGAGGTAAATATCAAAGAATACTCTCCCAAACCTAAAGCCCCCCGCAAAAAGAAAGAGAGCTACAATGTGACCGAACTGATTGCCGGGTATAACAGTGAATCGACAAGGGTAAGTGCAAGTAAAAACGTATAAAATTAACAATATGGTAACGAATGACATTAAACAGAGAATAGTAGCTGCGGTGGCTGAAGACAGGAAAAAGTACCGTTCGGATGCGGAACACTCAAGAAAATTAGACTTGAGTACATCCGTATATAGCGAAGTGTTTAACTCCGGCAAAATTGACCGAAAGATTAGCGATGACGGCTGGATGGATATAGCGATGCGCTTGAAATTGAACCTCAAGGATAATTTCGAGTGGAAAACCGCCAACACCCCAACCTACGATTATATCTACACGCAGTTGGAGAGATGCCAAGAGGAGCGCATCAGCCTGATATTTTGCGATGAGGCGGGTATCGGCAAAACCTACACTGCCACGCAATATGTCAAGGAGAATGCCGAAGCGATACTCGTGGACTGCTCCCAAAGCAAAAGCAAACGTAGGCTTATCAAGGCAATAGCTCAAGAGTTTGGTGTCGCAACGACAGGCAAGTATGCTGATGTTTATGAAAGGCTCGTTTACTACCTCAATAATTTTGCTAATAGTCCTCTGATAATTCTTGATGAGGCAGGTGATCTCCAACAGGACGCTTACTTGGAACTCAAGGCTCTTTGGAACATCACTCAAGGGAACTGCGGTTGGTACATGATGGGGGCGGTCGGTCTCAAGCGAAAGATTGACCGGGCCAAAGATAACGAGAAGGTCGGTTATGCAGAGTTATTCGACAGGTACGGTTGCAAGTATCAATCCATCACAGGTGAGGATAAATGGGCAAATGACCTGAAGCTATTTAATGCTACACAGATAGCGATTGTCGCCAACGCCAACGCTCCCAAGGCTGACATTCAGAAGTTGATAGCCGGAGCGGATGGTTCTCTGAGACGCGTGGTCATTGAGGTTAAAAAGCTAAAACGAGGCACAAATGGGTAGAGCAATCAGTATAGACCAGCTGTACAGAACCAAGCGCAATGTACTGCCCTTTAACGATAAATGGAGGGACTTCATGGGAAGCCCGGAGTGTAAAGGGTCAATCATTGTTTGGGGTGCGAGCGGTAACGGTAAAACACGATTCGCCGTGATGTTGGCAAACTATCTGTCCACCTTCAAGAAAGTAGTCTATAACAGCATCGAGGAAGGCGACAGTGCAACTTTAGCGAGGGCGTTCCAAGAGTGTGGTATCACTGCCGACAATAAAAACATCACGATCCTAAACATGGAATCCTTAGATGACCTTAAAGTGCGGTTGTCAAAACACAAAAGCCCGGACATTGTAATCGTGGACTCCTTACAGCACTGGCGGATATCGGAAGTTGAGTATAAAGAACTGGTAACGGAGTTTGGTAACAAGCTATTTATATTCATCTCCCATGCAGACGGCAAAGAGCCTTCGAAAGCCATTGGAATGGCAGTTAAATACGATGCGAACGTGAAGATATGCGTTGACAGGTTTGTTGCTACGGCCACCTCCCGGTGCGATGGGTGCAAGGGTAAACCCTTTGTGATATGGGAGCAAAAGGCAAGGGAGTTATATGGAATGGGATTCAGTGAACTATTTGAAAATGACTGATTATGAAGAATAAACTGATACAGCAGCTACAAATATTGATGAAACAGCAAGGCATGATGGATTACAAGGCTGATTTCTACGCAAGCTACGGTGTGTCCTCTTCTAAAGACATGAGCGAGTCGGAACTTCAAGATGCAATCAGACGCTTGGGTGGCAAGCCCACGATGTGCCGGGAGAAAGCCAATGCCAATACAAGGTATATGCGTAGCGAAGTGCTCAAGATATTAACCACTCCGGCTCCCAAAGGTCTCAACATCCCTAATGAGTGGAACATCCTAAACCCATTTATTGAGAAGCATGGTGGTAAGTTACTGTCGAAAATGACGGATGAGGAACTTGCGAAATTCAAAAAGAAACTCTACTCCATCCGTGAGAGTGGATGGAGCTACAAAATAGCGGTAGAGACACCTAAGCCTGTGGTTGTGGTAGTAGATTATCAATCAATTAGTAATAACAATTATAACGCTTAAATTATGGCAAAGTCGAATTTTTACATGGGAGTCGTAACAGTTAAGTTGAAAGCTCCCGAAGGTTACAAGCCTCGTATTACAACCTATAAAATAGGGTATTTCAGTGAATTGAATACGGACAAATTCAGGTCTGATACGATGGAATAAATAGCTAATAAGGTCAAGAACCAATTAGAAGCAAAGAATGAGGGAGTCAAATTAACTGCTACTGTATCTATCGATGTTACTCCTGTGGTTGGAATTGAGAATCTAATAAAACGATAAACATAAAAATGGATAAGCGGAAATACAAACGAAGAGCGAATATTCTTTACCGACTCCGCAAGAAGAATATTCGATGTAACACACGGGATCGGACAATATTCTATCCGATCGGGCTTGATCACAAAGAGGTATTACAGATTCGGCAGCTTTTAGCAGAATTCCATTTTGTGGTACAATTTGAAATGATATAGACATGAAGAAACATAGTTCAATATCCCTTAAGGGGGTTACATACGATGTAATGCAGTTGGATAGTCCTAAAAATGGATGCTCTGGAGTTTGTGATTACTATTACTATTGTCAAGGGGATTGTGCCTTAAAGGATATAGTGGGTAGTAAGTTTAGATTTTACACATTAAAAATCAGATAAATATGAAAACAGTAGATATTAAAGATGGTGGACACAGTTGGGAGAAGCAGAATCTCACTACGGTAATTCAAGCAGGGAAGCCCTGTGACATATACAAGTGTGCAAAGTGTGGGTTGACTGGTAAATCAATCCAGTTGGGGCAAATAACCATCAGGGAGGGTGACTTGAATAAAGCTGCTCGTTGTAGAGGGATTGGTCTCAAAAAGTCGCTAAAAATAATACACTGTGCAGCAGTAGGTAATCAATTCAATGCACTGATACCCGGAAGCGTACACGACATCATTCAGCCACCAACAGGCGAAAACAACAAACGTGGAGAATGGGTAATGGGACAAACTGAGCCAGTCATGTTGCTCTTTGGAGAATTTAAATACGAGGAATAATTCAACACAATTTAGCAATGAAACGCCCTCCTATCAAATTCATCGTTCAGATAGATGAAAACCGCCTCTCAGAGCTGATTTATTATTGGAACTATTACGACAAGCCTTGCGACTTATTGCTGCGCAAGCCGAAGACGGCAGGGCTGGCGGCCGTAGTTCTGACGGTAGACAATGACGAAGCAGCGGATTTCCTTTTCAGAGTGAAGGAAAAGACAGGAGCACGGCTGCATCAACTGAATAAATAATAAAGAAATAATCATGTGGATAGCAAAGGACAGTGATAATGCAATAGTATTATTCCAAGAAAGGCCAGTTTGGGATGATGAATTTAACATCTGGCATTCAGATAAATGGGAAGCTGATATAACTGAGTTTCCTGAAATATATAAAGGCTTGGATATTCCGGTTGATCAACCAATGGAAGTATCAGTAAAAATAGACATAATTCAACAATAAAAAATTAGAAACAATGGAAGAGAACAACAAACAAGTCGTTGAAATGACGGCAGAAGAGAAAGCCCAGTTTGAGGCTTTCAAAGTGGAAAAGGCAGAAAAGGAGGCGATACAAAAAGCCAAGAATGACCGTGATGCCTACAAGCAACTGGTGGATGAGACCATTGAGAGTACCATCCCGGAACTACTGAACATCAGTGAGGACATCAAGACGGTCAAGCAGACCGCTCTGGAGAACTTCAAGGCGGTGCTTGAGATGAAGGCGGAGGTAATCAAGCGTAAGCGGGATCGGGATGATGACCAACTCAGCCACACCTTTACCAACACCAAAGGCGACAAGCGTATCATCTTGGGCATGTACGTTACGGATGGCTACCGTGATACGGTCGAGGACGGTATTGCCATCGTCAGGGAGTGCATTGAAGAGTTAGGACAGGATACCAAGTCAAAGGCTCTGGTCAAGATGGTACTCAAGCTACTGGCACGAGATGCCAAGGGAACACTCAAAGCCTCACGTGTCGTGCAGCTGCGCAAGACCGCCGAGGAATTGGGCGACAAACGCATCTTAGAGGGTGTACAAATCATCGAAGAGAGCTACCAACCGGCCGTAAGCAAGCAGTTCATCCGGGCCGAGGTTAAAGATAAGAATGGTGCTTGGGTAAATGTTCCACTTGGAATGACGGAGGCTTAGGTATGGTAGTAGCTGTGGATTTTGACGGCACGTTGCACGATGGTAAGTGGCCCGGCATCGGTGAACCTCTTGAAGGTGCGATTACCACCATGAAAGAGATACAGGAGTTGGGTATTTACATTGTGATATGGACGTGCCGTAGCGGAGATGATCAGACCCGAATGGTCAACTGGCTGTTAGAACATCACATTCCATTCGACAGGGTGAACGATAACCGCCCGGAACAGACTGCCTACTTTGGCAATAACTCCCGTAAGGTAAATGCTGATTTATATATTGATGACAAGCAAATAGGTGGACTCCCCTCTTGGTCTGATATATATGACCATGTAAAGATAGCTAAAGCGAATTTTGATAAGAAACTAAGTGAAAAGAAATGAATACATTAAGCAGTACAATACGATATGTGACCAAGGTGTTACGGTCGTGCAAAACAGAAGAGCAGTTGGATAATTCAATGAATTGGGCTGTAGCTGTTATCGCTACCAAAGCCCAAGAGTGCAAGAAAGAGTCTGTCGGCTCACGAGGCAAGAGCCACAAACGTTTGATTCCACCACGAGTGGTAGCCTGTCGCCAGTGCGGAGGTCGTGGCTACCTGATGGATCTGGAGTGTGAACAGTGTGGCGGTTCCGGTCGTGTAATCGTCAGTAGCGATGTAGAGACCTTCGTGACGGCTTACCAACCTAAAGACAACGAGTAATGACACATGCAAGTTTATTTTCGGGAATCGGTGGTTTTGACTTGGCGGCCGAGTGGGCGGGATTCACAAATGTATTCCACTGCGAGAACGACCTATTTTGTCAAAAGGTACTAAACCACCATTTCCCAAACAGTATCAGTTATGAGAACATCAAAACAACAGACTTCACAAAGCACAGGGATCAGATTACAGTATTGTCGGGAGGGTTTCCCTGCCAACCCTTCTCAGTTTCGGGCAAAAGAAAAGGAGCGAATGACGACCGCTACCTCTGGCCTGAAATGCGTAGAGCGATACGAGAGATACGACCCACTTGGGTTATTGGTGAGAATGTTAATGGTATTACCAGTATGGTACTCCCCCCACAAGAGGCTGGAGTGGAGAGTGAAACCGCAGATGGCGAAACGGATCGAGTTTCGGAGTTCGTTGTCGAGCGCATCTGCCAAGAACTCGAAGAAGAAGGATATACCGTCCAGCCGCTCGTTATTCCGGCTTGTGGCGTTGGTGCGCCACACAAGCGAGACCGGGTGTGGTTTCTTGCCCACCGTACAGACACAAGGTCTGAAGAGGTGCAACAGGCAGGGACAGACCGAGTATTACCCGCTGAGCCTGCTACCGACACCCTCCGCAACGGACGGAAGGAGAGGTGGTCAAATAGTGGACGGCAAGCGGAAAACACGCCAGTCGGGGCAGGTATATTCGGCGAATTTGAACGACTTGTGCAAGAGTGGACTGCTTCCCACTCCGTTGGCGATAGATGCCTCCTTGGGGCAGATAATCGGCAAGGAGGACAACTTTTGGATGACGGCTTCGGGATTGCCCCGCAAAATAAACCGCAACGGTGTGGACGGGAGTGTTGGTCTTGCGAGGCTGGTTGCATTGATGGGGGATTTGCCGACACCCAAGACAACGGACTCCCGCCATGCGCTCAGGGAGCGGGGCAAGTGCAACCTTGGGGAGCGGATGAGCGAACTGAGCTTTCAGGCTACTGGAACGACTTCCCAACTCAGTCCCCTGTTTGTAGCGGAGATGATGGGCTTTCCTCCGGATTGGACGCTATCACCTTTCCTCGCTGGCGCAGGGAATCTATAAAGGCTTACGGTAACGCAATAGTGCCTCAAGTAGCTTACCGGATATTGAGTATGATCGCAAAGATTGAAACGTTATGAGAGTGATTGAAAATACCATTATCCCGTTTAAGGAATTCGCAGGGATCAACCTGTTTGGCGTGCTATTCATCCGTAAGGGGGTCAAGGTATCAGAGAGGATGCTCAACCACGAAAAGATACACACCGCCCAAATGAAAGAGATGCTGTTTGTTTTCTTCTACCTGTGGTACTTTATCGAATGGATGATCCGGTTGTTTATCGATCACAAAACAGCGTATAAATCGATCTCTTTTGAAAGGGAGGCGTATGCCAATGATGAGGCTCCTTACTTACCGGATCGCCGTCCGTATGGCTGGATTAAATACTTGTCAAAGGCAAAGTTGTAAATAAATAGAAAAACTGCAAGAAAAACCCTTAACGCTGTTTAGAAACGGCTGTAATTTAAGTGATTACAGCCGTTTTTCTTGCTCTATAATTTGGAAAATACTAATTTTGCATTATGGGAAAAGGAAGAGATGCAGAACTGATCAAGAAACGTGACGAAGCGTTGTGCCGCCGATATGTGTATTGGACGGAGGTACAGCGTTTGCGCTTCGATGACGTGCTGATTATCCTCTCAGAGCAAGAGTTCTTCATCTCCCAGGAGCGAATTTTGAGCATCATCCGAAGAGCCAAGAAACTACCTGATTGCGAGAATATCACCATTCCCAAGAACAAATGTCCCCGGCTTACCTTTAAGCAACTCTCCCTGTTTAGTAACGATCCTGATTTCGCTCTTGAGCAGATTCATCGTGAAAGTCGAACTTATAAGTAGTCTCATAAATCTTAATGCCTCCACCGATGGTGTATCCTCTTGATTTCACCCTTGACATGGAGTCCATCTTTTCGCTGACGGACAGGTCTTGCAGCGTTTGATACAGGCGGTTATTTAACTCGTATCTTTCCCGGAGCCTGTCTTCCGTTCCACTTCCGTAGTGGGTATCATCGTAACAATCGATGGCGAGTCGGAACGTCAGCAGAACACTTCCCGCTTGCACCCCTTGCGCAATATCCGTCCAGTCCGCTTCCGGGTTCTCAATAAGCACACACGGGAATGTTACCGGATTGGTATCATCGTCTGATTCCAACTGCCCATAATACTCATCGATGTAAGATAGTTCGGGCATGTTCTGTTTGATCAGCTCCATAAGAGCGAGCATAATAGTATCCATATAATTAGCTGTTTAGAACCTTTTCAAGTTCGGTTTGTACTTTCTCCCTGATTTTATCGTTCAACTCCTTGCTCTCCCCGATGAACTGACGCTGGGGCATCTTGATAGAGAGTTTTTCCTTTTTTGTCAAGGCCAGGCCTTTCCACATCAAAGCCTCCCTGTTGAGTTTCAGATCAGTCGCCTTTAAGGAGAACTTCTTTCTACCCTTTTTTACGGGCTTCTTGGCGGCCACGTTGCGAGATACCCCCTTGGGTGGCGCACCTGTTGCCTGAAAGTATTTCGCCCACGCAAATCGCCTCATTTTGGGGGTTACTCTGGGGTGTATGGTCTCTCCCCAGTTATGGGTGGGCGCATACGGTACTTTATTGAATACGGTTACCTTATTGCCATTTTGAACATACCGGATACCTCCCATCAGGTTTGCGTTCGCACTTCCGATCAGCGTACCCCGTTTTGCGTATGCCGAATCCCCGGATTGCCGTTTGGATCGCAGCCAAGGCTTTAGCCCGTCATTGACAAAACCACCTTTGTAGAAGTTGTCTTCAAAGTGGCGTTGTGCCATTGCCCCTACCTTTACAGGCAGGGTTGTATTAGCAAGAGTTTCAAACTCTTTTATCTTCGTGGCGGCATATTTATTGAACTCTTCTATCGTCATTGTTTTTGCATATTAAAAATATGTCGTATATTTGTGGAGAGATAATCGGCTTTAAGGCAAGGTCTCGGATTGTAGTTCCGAGAGTCCTTGTTTTTCAGTCGATTATTTCTTTGTTATATTCAGGATGTTCGCACCATCCGTGACGCTGTGTATGGATGATTTCCCATCGGGAAACTCTCGGACAATGACCCATGATTTATCCCCCATTATTTCTATTTCAAACAGGTGCGCCTTTACGCTGACATCGTGTTTATCCACTCCATTGCCTACATAGACGGCACTCTTCATCAATTCATCAAGATCAAGGAGCAGCTCATTTTTGATGTATTGGTGCTTATGGGGCTGATTCAACCACTCTTTAATGCCCTTATTGCTAATAGACATCTTCAGGGCAAGTGCGTGGTTCTCGAATTCCAGTTCCGTTAATGGCTTTGCTTCCCTGCGCAGTTCTTTCATCCGGGCCGTGATCTGGCTCTGCATGAAGTGATGCACCGACTCTTCCGCTCCCTTGTAAGCCTTGGCGATATAGGGGTGCGAGTCGGAGAATAGCTTGCCATCCTTAGCCGGGTTGTTGTCAAGCCCCTCGGTCGCTTTGCGTAACGAGATCGGTATCTGATCCTCCGGAGTACGCTCCGCATCGGTAGCCGACAGGCGGCACTGGCAATTCCAATCATCCCCCGGACTATGCTCCAGCCAAAACGGATGTTCAATAGGGAGTATCAGTCCGTAGAATAACCGATGTATCTCACGAGGATCGGCAGCTGTCGAAGGTCTCCACTCAAGGTTCGGAAGAATATCCGACACGCTCATGAACTGCTTCCGGTTGGCCGCATGGGTCGCCCGGTTGATCGCCGTTACATACTCCGTCTTCAGCCACGTATAGCATTGGTGATCCGCTATCGGTCTGGCATCCTTTACCCACTCTTTGAACGGTCTTCGAACACCGTTCGAATCCAATAAAAGAGCCGCCATATCATTCTGCAAACGGTGCGTCTTGAAAGCTGCGAACACTCCATTATTGTGTCGCAGGGCATAGCGAAACTCATCGGCTACATTCACACCACTTTGTGCGAGTCCTATATCTGTAGCAGCGTTGAGCTTATCCCAAAACTCGAAAAAGAGCCTCGACTCTATATCGGTCATGGGGTGAAAATTCTTCTCGTAGATATTTTTCAGAGCCTCGGTAATCGCATGGGCATCGAAGGTAAAGCCAGCCGACACATCGCTACCCTCGGCTCTGTACAGACGGTCTACTACCAGCTTAAATGATCCGCCCTGTCGTCTTTCAGGGCGTGGGCGAAAAAACCTTTTAACCAGTTCGTGAATTTTTTCTTCTCTTTGGCCTCCAGCGGATCGTCCTTCGGCTCATCCTCCATCTCCTCTTTCGATGGGGTCGGCAGCATCTTACTCTCCACCTGTTCGTTCTTGGCTTTCAGTTCATCGTAATTATCCGGTTTTACGATGCCGAACTCCTCGTATAGCTGATCATCCGACATCGGCAGGTTGAATGTTTTTTTAGCTTGAGAGAATATATTCATCTTGGTGGCAAGGTCTACCTCTTTGGGTTCAGGGAAATAGAACTCCCCACCTGCGGTATTGATCCCCATCGCAAGGAAGATGTCCGTCATATCGTAGTTGAGTACATTCAGCACATACCTCCTGTCTGCCTGTATCTTCTTATCCTCTCCCTTTTTCTGCACCGTGCCCAAGGCTTGAGTGCCTTTCTCCGAGGCTTCGGTTGTCAGGGTATTACCAAGGATCAGCTTCGATATTTCGCTGTTGCAACGTTCGCAGAACCGTTCGTACAAGTCGGCAGAACCCGTCTTATTGCCGGCCTCCTTAAGCAGTAGTTCCGTATCTCTGGCATGAATGAAAACGGATAAGCTACCACTATTCTTGGAGTCCTCGTATGCCTTCTGCCGGGCCTCGTTGTCATCGGTCTCATAGATATACTCCCGTATCGGCATCCCGAATATCTCGGCAAACTGCGCCCAATCCGCCACGTTGTTACGTTTGTAGATCACCCAAGGAGCAGCTTTGAATAGAACCCCCAAATCATCCTTATCCCCGACAAACAACAAATCCTTATACTCTTCCCAAGGGATACCGATAATGTCGGTTTGCCTACGGAGTATTTGCCTTTTAATCGGGTCTACGTGCTTGCGGGGGATAAGGTTGTAATCCAACCAGTCCCCATCTTTGTAGAACTGCATCAGCGAGAATCCCCACCACCTTGCCGCCAAGATGTCCTCCACGCACCGTGTGAACCAAGGGGATCGGATCAGTTCGTTAATCTTCTCATCCGGCTTGCCATTAGATTGAAATTCTATGTTGGAAGAGAGAACCGATTGCACACGCTTGTCTATCACGCTGGTCAGGTGCGTATCCTGCATGATGTCCGTATAGAGGTCATACAGCTTGTACCGTATGGAGTAATCTACGCCCTCGGCGGCACGCACGGCCGCCATAAAGTCGCCAATGTCTATCCCGAACCTTTTGGGTTGGGTAAGTACGATGGTGTTGGGCGTGTTCTGCCCTCGGTTCGGGATATTGCCTCCCGATGTGATTCTTTTTTTGTTGTTTCTTTTGCTCATACTTACATCCTGTTATGTCGTTTGGGATTACTGGAAATCATAAACTGAAAATTACCTGCCCTGTCCTCTCCGGGCAGAAGCGGTGCGTCCGATATGGATATTTTCTCATCAGCTACGGCCGTGAGCCATTCTCTGGCACGTTCGTACCTATCCTTCCGAATCTGCGCTATCTTAGCCGGGTTGTGGATTGAAAAGATGTGGTACACCGCTATATCGATAGCCATCATCAGTACAAGTTGGTTACGCTGAAAGCCTCGTGCCTCGAAAATAGCTTTCACATCGTACCTGCGAGCGAGATAGCTCTTCATTTCGGCAATGGCTCTCTCCTCGCATATTTCAACGAGAGCTTCGTCATCACGCACCAAGGCATCCAGTATCTCACGGTGGATGCTTGCGTCATAATCGGATATGTCTATAAAATTGGTCATAATTACATACGGTGTTTATTACTATTTCTATTCGCACTGCTGCTGACCGTTATCGGCGGCGCAGCTGCGATCTGTTTTTTGTTGATGATCCGATGCCCACCTTCAATACAGTCCGGGCCATCGGCAGGATATTTCAATTTGAGTGTGAATAACCGGAACTGTTCCTCCAGCCTTTTCATGTGCGGATTGTCTTTTTCCGCTTCATTGAAGATCAGGTTACCTTCCCGGTTGAGCGGTTCAAGGTTCGCCTCAATACGTGTCGCCTTATCGGTCTTTTTCTCTTCATCTCCCCTGATGTAGAGTGATATCTTCTTTTGTCTGCGGAGTTTGCGCACTAATGGCTGAAACACTTGGTTAAAGAATGGGTCTTGCAATTTGTTGTTTTCCATGTAGTTGTAGATGGTTGATTTACCACCTGCATATTCCATCAACTTCACATACCACTCGATAAACTCACTGTTTAAACACCGATCCAAAAAACCCTTTATCACATATAACTTACCCTTGTACTTGCCCATCAGGAACACTGCCTTTGTGGAACTATCCTTCGACTTGTTCTCTCCGGGAGCAGGGTCGCCATAAATCACAAGGAAATCGAATTTAGAGAGCGCAGGTACTTTGCCGTAGGTGATCTCTTTGAATACCTCTCCCTCCACAATCGGGTTATTAAAGAACTCTTTCTGTGCCGCCGATGCGCTTACCAGTGAGAGGAACATATCCACATCCTCCTCGGAGTTCTTAACCCATACGGAAACTCCATGCTTGTCTCGGATATTGATAACATCGACATGACCGAGTCCTTTTAATTGCAGTTCCTTCGCCTTGGCAATGGCCCGGACGATACAGCAGTCGGTAGCGATGATATTACCGTTGAATAGTATCCGGTAGCTGCCCGATACGGACATTGTGGGAATAACCGCCTCTTCGATCCACTTCCACTTAGCCTCTATCCGGTCGGTGTTCCGGCATTCCTCATCCGTGTCGATATCGTCAATAAGGATCATGTCGGGACGGTAGTTCTTGTTACGTGTACCACGAGGGGACTGTCCCGCTCCAATGGCTCGAAAGGCGCAACCGCACCGTGTGACGAACTCCCCGATCTCCCAATTACCCAATACCTTTTGAACTCCGTAATCCTGAATGATACGCTGGTTCTCCTCGAAGTTGGCCATAAAGGGCAGAAGGAGCCGCTCGGCGTTGTCGGCAGAGTTGGAGATCAGCAATACGTTCTTCACCTCACCCGTAAGGGCAAGTTTGATGATCTCCATCATGGAACGGGCGGACTTGGCAAGCTCCCTCGACCACGCACGTACCTCGTACCATCGGCGATGGCTCATGATCCGGTTGGTGGCCGCCGTATGAAAAGGTGCGGGGGCACAGGTGTAGTACTGCGCAAAGTAGTATGCAAACCACGCTTCGTCATTCGCCTCCAGCCGTTTCTTTCGAGCCTCAATCTCAGCCGTGCTGTCCGTGTAATCCACGTGTGTAGACTCCTTGATAGCGGCTATCTGCTCGTTCCATAGCTCAAGAGCCGCCCTGTCTTTGGGTGTCAATCTCTTTACTGCCATGCCTTATGATAATTTGGATTTTACGAAAGCGTCCAAGATGGGCGCAAGTTCTTTGGTCTTCTCAAGGTCGAAGGTGCGCAACCACTTGAGCAGTCCCGACAATACCGATATAATATCGTCAAGCCCGACATCGCTTTCCATCTTCTTGATGGCGTTGGCTAATTTGGATATGGTGTCCGCTTCAGCAGCCGATGGAAAACGCTCCCCGTTCTCCCTATTACCAATTACCTCATTGAGTTCCGCTAACTGGCGGTACAGGTTCTTTAGCTGTTCCTCTTTGGTAATGGTAATGGAGACCTTGAGCATCTCCCAATTCTCGCTCTTGATCCACTTGCCGATGGTCACACGGGATGTGCCTACACGCTCGGCAATTTCAGCCTGTGTAAGGTTCTCTTTCGTGTAGAGTATTTTAGCTAACTCTTTCTTCTGCTCGTTCGTTATGTTTTTTGCCATTGCGTACTTCTATTTTAGTACAAAGTTGCTCTTAAATAGGTGTTTACGCAAATCGCAAAAGCATGATAACGCCCTGTTGCGGCATGATAAAACAGCATGGCGTTATGACGCTTTTTGAATTTGCAGAGGTGATTTAAACACCCCAACTTTGTGTTCAAATCAGATAAAAAGGCCAATAAAAGCATGAGACAATTTTTCAATATCATCCCGGCAAAAGACAGCTGTTGCATACTGATGTATGGCAATATCGGGGATTGGGCGGAAGTAACCAGTGGCGACATCGCACGGGAGTTGATCGAAGCCGAAGCACAGTATAAGAAGATCGATGTGCGCATTAACAGCAACGGCGGAGAGGTCTATGCGGGTATCGCCATCTTCAACGCTTTCCGTAACAGCAAGGCGGACATTACCATATATATAGATGGTATCGCCGCAAGTATGGCATCCGTCATCGCCCTGTGCGGTAAACCCGTCCACATGAGCAAGTATGCGAGGTTGATGTTGCACAGCGTGTCCGGTGGCGTGTATGGTAACAAAAAGGATATCCAAGAGTGCCTGTCGGAGATTGAGGGACTGGAAGATACATTGTGCGACATGTATGCCTCCCGCATCAATAAGAGCAAGGATGAGATAAAGGCGGCATACTTCGATGGCAAAGACCACTGGATCAAGGCACAGGAGGCTTTGGACTTGGGGTTGATTGACGGCATCTATGACGCTGATCCACTACCGGAAGAGAGTACTCCCGATGATATCTATCGGGCATTCAATAATCGGCTCAAAGAAGAGCCACAAAACAAAAACGATATGAAATTAGAAGATGTGAAAAAGAGAAAACGCTTTGCGGCGTGTGCATCGGACGAAGATGTACTTAAAGAGATTGATGCCCTTGAGTCGGAAGCTGCGAAAGTACCCACGCTTCAGGGCGAGAACAAAACCCTCAAGGATGAGAACGATGCCTACAAACAGGAGGCACAGGCACGAGAGACAGCCGAGAAAAAGGCTTTACTGGATGATGCGGAGAAAGACGGACGCATAGATGCCAAAACCCGTCCTACCTATCAGGCTCTATTGGATGCCGACCGTACAAATGGAGAGGCAGCACTCAAGGCACTTACCCCCAAGCGAAAAGTGATGGAAGACCTGCACTCGGTGGATCACGGGCTTGGCGACAGTGAAGAGTCACCTTGGAACAAACGAATGAATCAGATTTCAAACAACTTAAAAAAATAAGATAGTATGGCAATAGTAGTAAAAAATACCAATTACAGCGGTGAGGTTCTGGAAACCATCCTGACCCTTGCCTCTACGGGTAACGATATTGTAGAGAAAGGTCTCATTATGGTTATCCCCGGCGTGGAGAAGAGTATGTCGCTTCCCCGAATCAAAACGGGCAAGATGCTTCAGAAGCGAAAAGAAGATCCGGTAAAGACTGATTCAAAGGGCGACTTCAATTATGATGAGAAGAAACTCGACCCGGTTGACTTCATGGCGTTCACCGTGTTTAATCCCCGTGCCTTTGAGCAGATTTGGCGAAAATACCAGCCCAAGGGTAATCTCGTATTCAGAGAGCTTCCGCCTGAAGTGCAAAACAAACTCTTGGGCGAGTTGTCCAAGCAGGTGAAGTTCGAGTTGGGAGAGCATTACGTCAATGGCGAGTATGTAAAAGACGGAACGGATGACCAGCTGATGAACGGTATCATCACGCAGATGGCGAAGGACGATGACGTGATTGTAGTAAAACCAACGGCGGACGCTACGATGCTGGAAAAGTTGAAAGCCGTTCGTAAAGCTATTCCCAAGGCGATACGTAACAACCCCAACCTGCGCATCATCATGAGTATCGATGACTTCGATAAGTATGATGATGAACTTACCGCACGTGAGCACAAGAACTCAAGCGAAACAGATATCAACAGCAAGCGATACAAGGGCATTCCTATTGAAACCGTAACGGCTTGGCCTGATGATCTCATCGTAGCCACGCTTTGTTCGATGGGCGCAGACGGTAACTTCTTCGCAGCCGTCAATTTGCAGGATGATGAGGACGTGATCCAAATCGACAAACTGTCCAATGCGAGCGAACTCTACTTCTTCAAGCTATTGATGAAAGCCGACACCAACATCGCCTTTGGCGAAGAGTGTATTGTGCTCGACAGCCGCCAAACACCTCAATTTACCCCTGAAGCGGAGGGGTAATTTACCGGATAACCGATAGTACAAACCATATAAAAATTAAAAACAATGGAAACTAAAAAAGCAGAAGCAGTAAAAATCAAAGTGTTGAAACCTTTCCGTGACAAGTTCGACAAAAAAGTGCGCTACGAAGCCGGAGCAGAACTTGAGTTCGAGGCGGAGCGTGCCGAAGATGTGGTAACCCGTGAGTTGGCCGAATACGTAGAGCCTGTTGGATAATGGCCAAGTTAGAACGTTTGGTACTGCATTGTACTGCCACGCCCGAAGGTCGGGAGGTAACCTCTGCCGAAATCAGGGCGTGGCATACTAATCCGGTCAGCAAAGGCGGACGTGGATGGAAGCAGGTCGGTTATACCGACATGATACACTTGAATGGCAAGGTGGAGCGGCTCGTTGCGAACAACGAAGATGCGAATGTAGACCCTTGGGAGGTTACCAACGGTGCTGCCGGATTCAACTCCACATCCCGCCATGTGGTGTATGTCGGTGGGATGGACAGGCAAAACAAGAAAGCGGCCGACACACGCACTCCACAGCAACGGGAAAGCATGGAAAACTACGTGAAGGACTTTCACAGGCGTTATCCGGGTGTTCGTATTGTCGGACACAACGAGTTGGCGGCAAAAGCCTGTCCCTCGTTTGACGTTCAAAAGTGGCTCGAATCAATCGGAGTAAAACAATAAAAGCATAAGAACAATGAGCTGGGACATCATACAGAGTATTTTGCAGTGGCTTATTCCTGTCGGAGGTTTCGGCTCTGTTGTTGGCTGGTTTATCAACCGTACTGATAGAGAGTTGAAGCGAATCAGGGATAGCCACGATGCGTACAAGACCATGTACGAGGATTTATGTGAAACAGTAAAAGAAGATATCAATGAGAAAAAGAAACTGCGTACAATGGTTGGCCGGCTTGAGAGAGCCTTGTCGAAAATCTATGGTTGCCGCCATTATCCTAATTGCCCTGTCAATGTGGAGTTGCAGCACAACCAAGCAGATGGCACAGAGCCAAAGCAGAGAAGTAAAGGACAGTCTCGTAATAAAAGAAACACGGGAAGCGATTCCGGTGACAGTGCCGGAGTCGAAGGCGCAGCTGACGATCCGGGCGGAGAACCTCCGTAAACTGCCCGAAGGTGCTACTTATACCGAAAAGAAAGGGCAAGCCACCGTTGAAGTGAAATATGTCCCGGATAATCCGACCACCGGAGAGCCGGAATATATTATAGCCACATCGACCTGCGACAGTTTGCAACTATTATGTTGGAGGCAAGAGCGAGAGATGGTGCGTATTCGAAATGATACTGAAAAAGAAAAGATAGAGATAAAAGAAGATGCCGCCAAGCAAAAAAACAGATGCCTTACGATAGGCTTTATATGTGGTATTTGTGTGACTATGGTAATCAGGTTTCTGATAAACAAAGTGAAACGCTTCTTCTAAAACAAATTACAGAAACAATTTAAAAGACAAAGAGTATGGTTAATACAAATGTAACTTCGAAATATATGCGAGGTATCGCAGCCCTGAAGTTCAACGGTGACACCTTGGGATACGTCAAAAAAGGATCGTTCAAGTTGAACGGCAAAGAAGCGGAATACACGCCCATTGAGGCGGAACAAGTGCCTGACGGCCCGGTGGAGATTGTCCTTACCAAGAACGCAACAATTGAACCCACCTTCTCCCTGATTGAGCTGGAGTACGAAAGACTTCAAGCAACTATGGGCGGAAAAGTCATCAAGGATGGCGAGGGTGCGGATGCCAAGGTTATCGGGTGGGATGCACCTGTTGCGCTGGATGCGGTGATTGGCAATTTTGTGCTGGACTTCTACACGGGTCGCTCCATTCCGGTTCCCCGTGCCTTGCTGCTTGCATCGATCACAGGAGATGTGACTTTCGCCACGCCGACCGAGTTGTCGTGCAAGGTTCTTCCGATCAAGGATTTGACGGATGCTCAAAAGGCGACTTACGGTATTCGTGACACATCAGCAATAGCCGATGAGCCGCAAGGTTGAAATTGAGAGTGCCGATACCTTATTGGATATCGGCGTCTCTATTCCTCTGTTGTCAGTGCGATTCCCATTTACAAAAAAGAGGTTTACTAAAAGAGTCACCATGAGGCGACCCACAATGGGGAGTCTGATCCGAATCTTGAGGATTTATCTCCAGATGGGAATCCGGATTGATGAGATACCCAATCTCACGAAGGAGCAAGAGTTTGAGTTGATCGTTAATCACGGAAAAAAGGTCGCAGAGATCGTGATGCTCGCCATTCTGCGGGATGGTATCCGTGTTTGGTTGTTTGGTCGCCTACTTAAATGGATTTTGCTGTGGTTTGTGAGTGATGATCATTTGACCGCCATCAATGCCACATTCGCACCGCTCTATGCGACACGGTCTTTCGGGAATATTATCAGATCGGTAGAGGGTGCAAATCCCTTGACACCGAGAGTGAGCCAAGAAAAGAAGGGGAGTTAAAGACCGTTTACGAGCAGTCTCATAGCCCCTTTGGTTTTATATGGCAGATCGCATCCGAGACAGGTTGGAGTGTTGATTACATCCTGCACAAGGTAAACTATCAGACGCTTCTACTAATGATGATGGATGCGCCACGCTATGTAAAAAAGAGCCCGGATGACTCCGCCCCTCTGAGTGATGCAGAGGAAGAGGAACAAATGTTTAATTATTTTCAAAGTCAATTTTAATGAAACCAGTTGAAATAGAATTCCTGATAAAGAATGGCACGAAAGCCACTTTGGAGCAAATCACGACCGATCTGAATCAGGTTGGTCGTGATGGCTCTCAGAGCATCGGCGCTACTTCAACTGCGTTGGAAGATGCACAGCGTCAGGCGTTGATCTTATGTAGCGTCATGGAGCAGTTGGAGGGTAAGATCAAAGAGTTGCAATCCAACCCTGCCGACCTTGACCAAACGGAGAACATCGCTCAGATTGATGCCTTACAGAAGAAAGTGGAAGAACTCAAGCTGCACATCAAGCAGTTGGAAGAGGTGTCGGAAGATACTCAAGTGTTACCACCCTCTATGCCGATGGCGAAACGACAGTTTGACGGGCTACACTTCTCCATCCAGCAGATGGCTCGTGAGATGCCGACACTTGCAATGGGGCCGCAAATGTTCTTCCTTGCGATATCCAATAACCTGCCCATTTTCTCCGATGAATTGGCTCGTGCAAGGCGGGAGTATGCCGAGTTAATCAAGGCGGGACAAAAAGGCACTCCCGTATGGAAACAAGTAGTAAAATCATTGCTTTCGTGGCAAACTGCTATGACCACCGGAATCATGCTCCTTGTAATGTATGGGAATGAGATTGTTAAATCCATTTCCGACATGACGGGTTGGGGGGCTGCGAAGAGGGCGATGCGTGAAGAGATAGAGAAAAGTATCGAGATTGAGAAAGAGGCTATCGGCGTTGCCGCTAAAACTCGTTTTGAACTCATACAGACAATGAACTCTCTCCGCACCTTTAACGGAACGAAAGACGAAGAGCGACAAAAGATAGATGAACTGAACCGGAAGTACGGAGAGAGTTTCGGCTATTACCAGACCCTTGCGGGATGGTATGATACATTGACCCTGAAAGCCGAAGAATATACGCAGATGATGTTCCTGCAAGCCAAACAACAGTCCCTGCTTTCAAAATCAATTGAGGCGGAGCAACAAATAGAAGCGATACGAAAGAAAGGGAAAGAAGAGTACAGACCTTTTTGGGGTGACGGCGGTAAAGCCAATATGTTCTTAGGAGGTGACAACCTGAACCAATACGGTAGTGATCCGGCTGAGTTGGCTTGGAAAAAGGAGATGGCTAAACTGGAAGAGGAACGTGATACTTACCTGTCGGATATGGAGTTTTTCCGTCAGCGGGAAATTGAGATTGCAAAAGATAACAGCCTTGATCAGGTGATAGCCGGATCGGTAACCGATCTGGAAAACTCCATTGCCATTCGCCGCAAGGCACTTGGTGACATTACCAATAAAGAGGAATACGACAAAGCCCTTGCGGACATTGAAGCATTGGAAGCTCGTGTCCGCTCCATTACCGGAGCGAAAGACCCAAAATCGGATAAAGCCGCACAAGCGCAAAAGGAGTATGAGAACGCCCGCTTGTCCTCGATCAAAGATGCAAAGGAGGCAGAATTGGAGTTGGAACGTTCCGCCATCAAAGACAAAATCAAACTTATTGAGTTTGAGCGGGACGCACGCATCAAAGCCATTCAAGAAGAGAAAGCGGCATACCAAAAGAAATATGGCAAGAATGCCGACACATCGGGATTTGACAGGGAGATCACAGCCGTAGGTAAACAGGCTGACGCAGATATCGGGGAGCAGAACAAAGAAGACATCAAGGCAAGGTTAGTCGCCATGCAGGAGTATCTGAAAGAATACGGTACGTTCCAGCAGAAGAAATATGCGGTAGCTCAGGAGTACGCACTTAAGATAAAAGAGGCTCAAACCGATGGCGAGCGTTTGTCCCTTGAGAAGGAGTTGGCATCGTACAACTCCAACCTGCAAGTGGAAGACCTGAAGATGAATATCGACTGGGGGACGGTCTTCGGGGAGTTTGGCGGTATGTTCTCCGAAATGATCAAACCTGCACTTGAGGACGCTAAGAAGTACCTCCAAACCGACCAGTTCAAGAACTCGGACGAGGCGAGCAAGCAAGCACTCATTGAGGCTATCGCCAAAATGGAGAAGGCACTTGGTAGCTCCGGTACACTTAACTTTAAGAAGTTGGGCGAGGACATGCAGGTTTACCAAAATACCCTCATCGCCCTGAATGAGACCAAACAGCAAGAGATAGAGGCGATCGAGAAATTGAATGCTGCACAAAAGCAGTACGAAGAGGCATTAAAAGGCGGTTCTCAAACCGAGATAGAGGCAGCAGAGGCTAACCTAACCAGTGCTCAGGATAATGCAGATGCCGCATCTACCGCTGTGCAGACACTGACCACCACAGCGAATCAAGCACAACAGACCGTCACCGACACTGCGACCGCTCTTAAAGCGAGCATGGACAATGTAACACAAGGGCTGTCCAAGATTGCATCGGGTAGTTTAACCGGAGCATACGAGGGTTTACTCCAAGTAAGTAAAGGTGTCGGTGGTATCATGGAAAAATTTGCTGACAAGCTGGAATCAGTGCCTATCATCGGCTGGATCGTATCAATAATAGACCTGTTCAAAGATGGGTTAAGTCTTGTTGTTGGTGGGCTGTTAGACGCTATTTTCAACGCCGTGTCGGGTATCATCAGCGATATACTTTCAGGCGATTTATTTATTACCATTGGAGAGTCCATCTTAAAAGGAGTCGTTAATATCGTAAAGTCCATTGTTACTCTTGGCGGTGCATTAACTTTTTGGGGCAAAGAGAGCGATCCTGAACTGCAAGAGGATATTGATCGTTTAACCGCCTCCAACGAGCGGTTGGAACAGGCTCTGAACAGGTTATCCGACAAGATGGATGATGCCGCAACCAGTGAGGCCGCATCCGTGTACAAAGAGCAGTTGGATAATGTCAACAGCCGGGAGCAGAACACCAACGAAATGATGCGGCGTGAAGCCGGGGCGTGGACAAATTGGGGTTATGGATTTTTAGGCATGGGAGGTAAAAGTTCCAGCAACAAGTACATTAACGATAATATCAGTGGTTCAGAGTGGAGTGAGATCAGTAAAGTAGTCGGTCGCAATATCAGCAATGCCGGAGATTTTTGGGGGCTATCTTCTGAAGAGATGGCAAAAGTGGCGGAAGAGGCCGGTTGGATTTACGATAAGATCAAGGGGTATGCTGATGACGGACATAAGAATGCCGCTCAGTATATGGATCAATACATTGCCTATGCCAAGGAGCGTGAAGAACTGGAAAAGGCGTACTATGAAAAATTGACCGCCACCTCTTTTGATTCGGTAAGGGATGAGTTCAAGAATACCCTCTTGGATATGGAATCCGATACGGAGGACTTTGCGAACAACTTTGAGAAGATGATGCAAAACGCCATCATCGAATCAATGATGACCGAGAAGTACGACAAAAAACTGAAAGAGTGGTACAAGTCTTTTGGCAAAGCAATGGAAGATGGCGACATGTCTAAAAGTGAAAAAGATGCGTTACAGAACGACTATAACAATATAGTCAATGATGCACTTAAAGAAAGGGATGCACTCAAAGATATATTCGGTTGGGATAGCGAAGATGCTACCTCGCAGAAAGGGCGTTCCGGTTCTTTCGAGACCATGAGTCAGGATCAGGGCAATAAACTGGAAGGTCTGTTTACCGCCAATGAGATGCGTACTGCACGAATTGAAGAGACGGTTGAACGGGTCGATATGCAGATGTCCATCGCCGTGGGACACCTCGAAAAAATAGAAGAGAACACAGGCCGAAGTGCAGACTCTCTTGATGATCTGGTAGAAGAGATAAGAGCAATGATTAGAGATGGATTAAAGGTTAAATAACTATGGCAGATATACGAAGCGGACAGGTCTATGTCAACAATATAGATATATATAATGAGTTCGGTGCTTTCTTGAGTGAAGAGCGCAAGGGCGGCCTTGAGAACCTAAAATCCATCTACACGCCATCACCCACGAAAAAGCACGTTGCGGTAAACTTCAGGGAACGCACCGGAGAGAAGCACGCCAAGGAGTTGCTCGTTGTCAATGAGGCCAGGGATGTAACCCTTACCTTTTGTATCTATGCCCCGACCAAAGAGAAGTGGCTACAGCAGTACAATGACTTTATCTCATACCTTAAGCGGGGTGATAAAGGGTGGCTGGCGTTCCGGTTTCCGTCCATCAACTTGGAGTTGAAGATGTATTACCAATCATGTACCTCGTATGCCCCCCTGACCTATTTATGGAAGCAGGGTATGCAAGCGAGCCACTTTAAGATAAAGTTCCGAGAACCGGAGCCTGTATTGTAACACCGTTCAAATACCATTCGAATATGCTTTTAACACTATACGATAAGAGAAATAACCAAAAGATGGAGATAGCCCCATCCGATTCATCGACCCATAGCAAGGCGGTGCAGTCGGATAATGTGCTGTCGCTATCCTTTGTCTCTTATGAGTGTAAGACGCTTGAGGTAAATGACTACATAGATTTCTGTGGGGAGCGTTTCTGGGCGACAGACCGATACACCCCCAAACAGAAGTCATCCGTTGAGTGGGAATACAACATCAAACTGTACGGCATCGAGAGCCTGATCAAACGTTATCTGGTCGTGAAACTGGTAAATGGGGACAATGAGACGGAGTTCTCCTATACCGCCACAGCCTACGACCAAGTAACGCTCATCGTACAGAATATCAATGCAGGGATGGAGACCTCCGACTGGAAAGTCGGCGAGGTGGTAACCTCAGAATACTTGGTTGTCGATTACGAGGGTACATACTGTGACGAGGGTTTGAAGAAAGTGGCAGACCTTACGGGTGTCGAGTACTGGATCGAGGGTACTACCGTCAATGTGAGCCGATGTGAGCATAGCGAACGTATTACATTGGGATACGGTAATGGGCTGACCTCCCTGTACAGCGACAAGGCGGATAACGTGAAGTTCTTTACCCGCCTCTTCCCGATTGGCAGTACCCGTAATATCGCCTACGATACCTATGGGCATAGCCGTTTGCAACTGCCAAACGGAGTGAAGTACCTCGACCAAGACACCGATAAGTTCGGAGTGGTACATCATTACGAGAAAGAGGCGTTTGCCCATATCTACCCCCGCAGGATCGGTAAGGTCAGCAGTGTCCGGTCGGAAGTGGTAAAAGGCGAGGACGGCAAACCGTTCACTATCTATTATTTCAAAGATGACTCCCTGAACTTCAATCCCAACGACTACGAGATGAATGGTCTTGTCAAGATGGTTTCATTTCAGGACAACTCATCTTTAGCCGGGCGGGATTTTGAAGTCAATTACAACGCTAAGACCAAAGAGTTTGAGATCATCACCCAATGGCCTTATGACAACGACATCCAACTCCCCAACGAACAACTCCCACCCAAGAGGCTGGATGAGTACATTCTTTGGAACATCAAGATGCCCATCGAATACTATGCCCTTGCGGAGGCGGAATACAAGAAGGCGGTCGAGAAGTTTATGGCAGAGCAATATAACGATGTGTCAGTCTATAAAGCCCACACCGATTACATTGACATTGCCGAGCGTGGATTAAATCTTACCATCGGTCAGCGGGTGAGATTGGAGCATTCGCAGTATTTTGCCGAAGGGTATCGCAATAGCCGTATTACCAAAATCACCCGTAAAGTCGTTCGACCTACTGAAATGGACATTGAGGTCAGCGATGTCCTCTCCAAGGGTGCACTTGAGAAGGTAGATGACAATATCGCCGATGTAAGCAATTATACCAAGGTCGCCACCGGAGGTTTTCCGAATATCCTCAAGAGTTGGGACAATACCGCCCCGACCGATACCAACGTGTTCTCCTCCCGCAAAGCACTCAAGGAGTCGTTAAGCCGTCTGCGTGATGACATCGCCAAAGGTTTTATCTCCTTCTTGAAAGGAATCAGCCTTGGGGAGTACCTCCAAGGTGAACAAGGGGCAACGATAGATGCAGTGGGCAATGCGGAGTTCCAGACGGCTGTGATCCGGGAACTGCTGCGCAGCACTAAGTTTGTTGACGGGATGTTTGGCGAGGGCTTTCAACTTTGGATGGATAAACTGACCGGGTTATCCAACTTGACCATTGACAAAGTAACCATACGCCAATCACTGGTAGCGTTGGAACTGCTCATTGAGAAAGTGCGCAGCGTAGGTGGGCAGTTCATCGTGTCCGCCGCCAATGGAAAGATTAAAACGGTTGTTCGTGAGGGTAGTAACTACAGGATCACCTTTGAACAGGAGAATACCTTTCAAGCCCACGATTTAATGCGTTGTGCCACCTTTAGCGGTACAATCAAAGGGTACTGGGTAGAAGTAACAGAGAGTAATGCTCAAGGGGTTGTTGTGCCTGTATCCGAGTTTGGTGGCGGTGAGCCTGTGGCAGGTGATGATTGCGTGTTGATGGGAAATACAGAGAACCCCTTGCGTCAAAACCTGATTCTAATAGCTGCTACCGAAGACGGGCAACCTCGTATCGATATATTAGACGGTGTAAAGGCCAAGAATTTCACTGACTCCCTTAGGGTGCGCTTGGGTGCGCTTGACGGGATCAAGGATTCAGACTTCCCATTGGATAATCAACCGAGAGGACATGGCTTGTATGGGGACAATGTGTTCCTCAAGGGAACATTCATACTATCCACCGGAGAAGATATACTTACCCGCTTTAGTGTGGTAGAGGGTATGATACAATCCTCTGTCGAGGGGCTGCGGAAAGACTTTACCGAAGATAAGAGTTATCTTGACAACGCCTCGTTTGGTGACGGGCTTTCCAAATGGAATACAGAAAACAATGCCACTCTCTTCCGCTTTGGCGCAAAATGGCTGTGGGTAAATAACGCTCCCCTGTCGAATAAGACAGACTATGCCGCCATCAAGCAAGATGACGGGCGGACAACGGTATTTATCAAGAACAACTACATCAAGCAGAAGAATGCTGATTTGCGGTTCATACCGACTTACCTTGATACCAATAGCGATGGACAGAAGTTGGCAAGTGCCGTTTATCTCCTGTTCTTCTATCGGGTAAAAACCGCAGGGCGGCTGCGTATTGAGTTTGAGGGATTGAATCAAACAGGGTTCGAACCGTTCAACGCCTTTGGCTATGACGGATACCTTGAGGCAAGTGACGGATACAAGACCTTTGACTGTTCCGGCTTATGGAACGGAACGGGAGATTTCAAACTGTCATTTACTGGAGAGATTAACCTCTATATGCTGATCCTCTCTACCGACCGGGCAGAGGCTTTGGCTTATCGATATAAAACGTTTTTCGAGCAGAGCGAAAAGATGATCAAGATAGCGGCTGCAAATTTTGATAAGAACGGGAATGTACTGGAAGCATCCTCCATCATCACCACCGCCAAATACAACGAGTTGATTTCTCAACGGTTCAATGCCAATGGCACACTCAAGAACGTTTCCGGACTGGTTACATCTGCCGACTTTGCCAAACTGTTCTCACAGGCTATGGGCGAAAACGGTGTGGTCACTTCTGCGGACATAAAACTATTTATAACGAAAGACGATGCCGGAAAACTTATTTCCAATGCGACCATAACAGCTGACCAAATCAGGCTGGAGGGTATTGTTACTGCCAATGAAAACTTCAAAATACTGCAAGATGGCAGTATTGAAGCAAAAAACGCCAAGATAAAAGGATATCTATATTCCCCGTTTATAGAAATAAGGCAAAGTGATGCCATTCTTCAGGGTAATTCCGACTGGTGGAATACTGTATATCTTTTGAATACGCAATTATCCCTTGATATCACCTTTTGTACGGTGATTCTTCCTGTTTCCGAAGAGTATGCAGGTGCACGGGTACTTCTCATGGATTCTCATTTTATCATCACCAGAACTGCGACCCCACCCACCAGAATAAAAACGGCCAATGGCAGTAAGATTTTATCCGGTCTGTTTTGTGCGATGGGTGAAAAGAAACCGTGGTCTGCTGACTATATAGCTATTGATGCCGGAGTAGTGGAACTTATTTTGAAAAAAATGGCAAAATGGGACTATGATGGTCAAACTGTAATAGGTTATGAATACAACTGGGTGTTGATAAGTAATAGTTGCAGAAACCTTTCCCTTGATTCAGATTATTAAATATGAAGACAATAAATTTTAAAGAGTTTAGCATTTATACGAGCATTAGCCGGAATGGCCAATACGTAGCCGATGTAAGAGAGAGCGTAGCGAACATTCTCTACCTCAATGTGAGTGGTATCCGGGCGCACAGCCTTGCTTTGAAAATCTATCAAAGTGATGGATCAGCCGGATATACTGACGATGAGGTAAAGTTGATTCAGGAAGTGACGAACAAATACTGTTTGCCCAACTTCATTGACAGTTTGAATGATATAATTGATAACCAATAAAAAAGAATAATATGGCATTAACACCAGCAGACATTCAACAAGTGTTGAACGCAATCAAAGCAGACAGCCAGGGAATCGAGAATCTGCCTGTAGCTACTTCACTTAATGGTATCAAATCACTCCCGGCCACCAAAGGAACTGAGGTTGTCTCTGTCCCAATATCCCTACTTGGGGCGGTGGCGGAGACAGCTGCCGCCGGAGCCAATACAGCCAAGGATGCCGCCAACACAGCCGCATCGGGGGCAAATGCTGCCAAAACAGGAGCAATACAAGCTACCCAAGAGGCTAACTCCGCAACTCAGGCAGCCCAAGAAGCCGCAGAACTGGCAACGGCCGCCGCACAAGGATCAATCCGTAAGGTAACGTTGAAGGATAAAGATGGTGATATCAAGGAGGTTCTCACTCCCGATGTGAATGGTAATATCAATCTACTTGAGGGCAGTGGCGGTTCGGGTAGTGGTTTCTACAACGTAACGCAACTCCATCCACTTGCAAACGGGTACTACATAAAAGATAGTGCCATCGGAGCATTGCGTGGAGCAGGAATTGCCGATGAGGATAAACCCGGCATGATTATCACCTTTGAAATCTCGGCAGGAAATTGGGTTGACTACCGTTATGAGAGCCATTCTATTAGCAGCTTCTTAGAACCGACTGCATGGAAACGTTACGGAGGCGGCGATGCCATCAAGAAGGTAACCATCAACAGCGGTACATCGTCCGAGAGCTACCAAGCCGATGAGAATGGCGGCATCACGATCCCCATTGAAAAAGTAGTGGTAGACCCCACACTGGATGAGAACTCCACCAATCCGGTACAAAACAAAGCATTGACAGCTGCGCTCAAAGAGCTGTCCGGCAAATACGGTGCGGCACTGCAACTAAATGAAATTGGCGAGGGTTCGGACAAAACCTATTCGCTTTCACTTTTGGATGAGAACGGGAATGTACTCTCCACTTCCGACATGTTCACGGGAGGCGGTGGTGGCGGTTCTGTGGCCACCACCAAGATACAACTTACCCGTGTCACTGCCAACCCGACTGTAAAGATGGGCGATGAGGTTCGTTTGGTATTCAACTATGACCATATCGACACCGCTACTGGTGAGTCCACAGGTAACACCGGACATTACGAGGCAACTATCACGCACGGGGCGACCTCCAGCAAGGAGCAAGGGTTTATCGCAGCGGGAAGTAGCAACACGCTCAATATATCAAAGTATTTGGGTGTGGGGACAAACACGGTAAGAGTGCGTGTAACCGTTGGCGAAGGTGCGGAGATGCAGGTCTCGCAAATCTCATGGACGGTAACAGTCGTGCAACTCACCCTGACCAGTTCCTTTAACTACGCCACCTCCATCAGCCAAGGCGACACGGTAATGATCCCCTACGCCCTGAGCGGTTCGGGTATTAAAACCCTGCGTTGTTATGTGGACGGTACGGACACGGAACAAAGAGCCATCACCACCTCTACGGCTAACGGTTCGTTCAGTATCCTAACCTCCGCACTCGCTCACGGCTCGCATTCGGTGCAACTGGTGTGCGAATTGGAGTTGGCGAGTGGATCGACCATCAAGAGCAACAGCATCTACTTTGACCTTGCCGTGCGTGGGCGACTGGACTTAACGCCTGTCGTGGCTACCCGTTTTGACTATCCCGATGGAACGATCATCGCCAAGGGGAAAGTACCCTATATACCCGTCAAGCAATACGACAAATTCACGCTCAACTATGCGGTGTATAATCCCAGAGAGACCCCGACAGAAGTAAAAGTGTTCGAGGGCAGTAGTGTCGTGTCCTCGGCAAAAGTGCCGTTTACGGCTACCGGGCTATCACTCCGGGCTATGACCTTCGGAGAGCAGTCGTGCCGAATTGTGTGTGGTAATACCACCTATCATTACAAAATGCAGGTATCCAAATCCGAACTGAACCTTACCGAACCCACGGACAGCCTGCGGTTAAAACTCTCCGCACAGGGGCGCACCAACAGCGACACGAATAAAAACGAATGGAGTTTTAATGCCATTCGAACGGTATTCGAGGGATTCAAATGGGGCGGAGACGGGTGGATAGACAATGCGCTCCGGCTGTCTGATAATGCGAGGGCGACTATACAGTATCAACCGTTGGCACAGCCTGATCAGAACGCAAACAACGCATTTGCCTTTATGGTCAAGTTCAAGGTGTCGAATGTTACGGATGATGCGGCAGAGGTGATCCGCTGTGTCGATAGCGAGGGTACAGGCTTTATCATTACCACCCAAGAGGCACGTATGATGACCAAGGGCAAGAGTTCACTTGCCATGAAGATGGCGGCCGAGCAGACCTATGAGGTCGGTTTTGTATCGTACCCCAAAGCGGTCGCCAACTCTTCGGATCACGAGAAGTTGAACACGGAGATGGTGTACCTGTATATCAACGGCATCATGTCGGGGTGCGTCCAGAGAGGTACGTCCGACAACATTTACCAAACCACGCCCCAATACATCAAATTGGGGGCAAACGGAGCAACGACAGACGTGTACCTGGTCCGATCTTACGGGAGCTACCTGAGCGACTCCCAAATGCTGGACTGCTACATCATCGACCAAGAGAGTTCCGATACGATGTTCGACTACTACCACCGCAACAACATCATTGACGGCAACGGTAATATCTCGGTCGATAACGTACCGGACGATATGCGCTATGTGATTGTTACGGGAAAGGAAGCCAATGGTGTAGCGACACTCTTGCAAGCTGCCGTGATCAACAACAAATCGACCAAGTTCAATGTCGATGAGATCATGTGCATCAAACGCTCCGAGCCTGCGCTTAACTTCCGGCTTATCGGCGGATCAATTTCTTTGCAAGGTACATCCTCGCTCGCCTATCCGATCAAGAACTACCGCATTTACTTACGCAATGCCAATAAGGTAGACGGGCAACTCTACCTCGGTTGTGATTCCCAAGGGGTGGGCGGAGAACTTCAGGGCAAGGCTAAATACTCCTTCAAGTTGGAGAAGAACGGAAAGCGTCCCGCTCCGGTCAACTGTTTCTGTCTGAAAGCTGATTACGCAGAGTCATCCAGTTCGCATAACACAGGTATGGCCCGGCTTGCCAATGATATCCTTGTATCCGCCAATGAACTGACCCCCGTTCAAAAGTATGTATCTCCCTCGTTTGGCAACGATGTGCGCACAACGGTAGACGGAGAACCCTGCCTGTTGTTTTACCGGGAGACACTCGACTCCACCCCTGTGCTTATCGGCAAGTATAACTTCAACAACGATAAGAGTACGGAGGATGTTTTTGGATTTCTGAACATACCCGGCTACCATGATGGCGCATGGGTCAATGAAATTTTTGCGGGGAAGAATCCTACCGAGTGTTGGGAGTTCCTGAACAATGACTACCCTATGGGCAGTTTCCTTGACGCAGACTTTGACGCTCGTAACGACAAAGGCACGCCCAAGTGGATGGATGTTTTCGAGGCACGCTTCCCGGATGATGACGACCGCAATGCGGCCTTTGAAGACGGTAGTTTGCGTCCCACTTATCTTGAGGCGATTGTGAAGTGGGTTAAATCCACGCAGACCAACACGCCCAAATTCAAGGCAGAGCTATCTAACTACTTCGATGTAAACTACCTCTGCGACTACTACATGTTTACCGAAATATTCGGCTGTGTTGACCAACGTGTCAAAAACATGATGATGGGTGTCTGGTACAACCCCGACACCACCACGCACACAACGATGGGCAAGATGCGAGCCTATATGATCTTTTACGACTGCGACACCATACTCGGCGTGCGCAATGACGGACGCTTGAAATACGGTTGGGACATCAACGAGAACTCGACTGATCCCGAACTCTCCACCGAGAGCAAAACCGTTTACGCTTACGCCGGACACGACTCCCTTCTGTGGAAAAACCTGCGAACCGAGTTCCAAGCGGAACTTCAGGCAGCATACAGGCGCATCCGGGTCAAGATGTCCAACGATGCTATTTTTAATATGTTTGACAAGGAACAGTCCGCCAAGTTTTGCGAAAGAGTCTATAACTTGGACGCTCAATATAAATATGTGCGCCCCAAGACGCTTGGTGTTGATGTGGTAGTCGATGGCGTGACCACCCAAGCGAAGTACTCTTACCTCGAAGCGATGCAGGGCAGCCGTCAGGCGCACCGCAGATGGTGGGTCACCAACCGTATGCACCTTTTGGATGCACGCTACAGCACGGGGCAATATACCGCCACCGACATCACATGGAAAGGGAACTCAGCAGCCGGAGCCACCGTAAAAGCAACTCCCGCACGGGACTTCTACTTTGAACTCCGCCGTGAAGGTGATACGATGGTACACAGTGCTGTTTCCAAGAACACGCAGTGGAGCTATACCTACGGACAGACCGCCAATATCGGCACGATATTCCACCTGTTGGGAGGTATATTCATGAAGAGCCTGAACCTTTCGGAGTGGGGCGGTTTTACGGATGTGAGCATACCCACCTTGCCGATACTGGAGGAGTTGATCCTTGGAAAAGTAGGTAGCAGCTACACGCTGACCGAGCTTGTCATAGGCTCGAAATTGCCCATGCTCAAGCTGCTGGACATCCGTAACTACACAAAGCTCTCCACGCTTGACCTGTCGGGTTGCAACCGTATTGAAGAGGTAAACGCTTCGGGATGCGCAGCACTCTCAACCATCTCCTTTGTAGAGGGGTGTCCGCTTCGTAAACTCTACCTGCCGGCCAACTATCAAACTTTAACCCTGCGCTCTTTGAGTAACCTTACCAAGAGTAATATCATCTTCCAAAACAAGGGAAGCATCCGGGGCTTATGGATTGAGAACTGTGCCCAGATAGATGGCTTCGAAATGTTCAGGGAGTTGTTTAACCTTGGTAACCTGAAGTATGTCCGCTTGACCGGGCTTTCTCTTGAGGGTACTGGAAACGACCTCGCAGTATGGTATGATGCAGGTTTGGGAGGTATAGACACCGATGGTAACACGGTCGGAAAATGCAAGCTGATCGGGACGTATAAACTCACTAAATATCTTGATGATGCCACTTATGCCAAATATGTGACTCACTTTGACGAACTCAACATCCGCCAGCCTCAATATACGATGATTGAGTTTGATGATGCGGTAGCGGATGATAAGAACGTGAGCAACCTTGACAACAGCAGAGGGTATAAGTTCGGCAACGACTACCAGCCGAGCGCACACATATCAACCATTATGTCCAAGCGTTTCCGATGCTTGGGCAAGCAAGGCGTAGAGGGCAAAATGACCATCTACCCGTTGCACAACGAGAACTCGAACTACTATGCGGATGCGGTCAATATAGAGAATTGTACCCCCGCAAGATTGAACGCTACCGAGGGAGATGCTTTCGTGTTTGAACCGAGGTATTGGTATAAAGGCATCAATGACTTTCTGAATAAGAAGCACTACTCTTGTTACTCAACGAATACCGATATGCCGGATCGCCCAACGGCTACGGTAATCACTTATGATGAATTGGCAGCGCAGAAAGGCATAACCAAAGGTTATAAACTCATGGCTAACAAACCTGATATTGCCTCCTCCCTTTCGGCAGATAGCAAATATACGGTAGCGGTGGTTGATGTGTCCGGATTCAAAAAGGTTCGCTTCCCGACAGCTGCATATACATTGGTCGCCAGTGGCATCTTTGTGGATAACGATGGTCAGATACTGGAGAGCCTCCTTATCAGCACCCTCGAATTGAAGTTTGAGAATGGGATGTACCTGATTGCAAATATCCCTCAAGGTGCAACCAAGCTACATTTTACTATCCACAATGATGCGGAATTCGATTGTGTTGTACTTTCCAATAGCGATCGAATTGAAGATATGGAGCCGGACTGGTGTCTGCACGATGAGTGCCTGATCGGTTTGTTCGAGAGTTCGATCGTTGACAGCAAATTGCGCAGCTGCATCACCGGAGGGGCAAGTGTGGCGAGTTTGTCATGGACAGATTTCAATTACTACTCCGCCCAGCGTAAAATGCAGCAAATTGACTATGAGATGCACAAGCACATCGCCAACCTATTCTTTGTCGCCTATGGGCGTAGGGACAGCCAAGCCCAGTGTGGTGCTGGTTCTCATACATATTCCCGTATTGTTGGCGGCACTGCCCAGTATGGAATGACCGACACGATCGGCTTTGATGCGGCCAAAGCGATCGACAATACCCTCACTCCTGCGTTGGTCGATGGTATCAATCCGCAGTATTCGTGGTATAAGGCTTTTGTCGATGGTCGTGAAACCATTATCCGCATCAATAACAGTTGTTGCCTTGGTTATGAAGATATTTACGGGGATAAGTACGAGATGATGGACAATGTGAGTTTGCCCAATGATTCGGGCAACGCCTATAAATGGCTTATCACCATGCCTGACGGCTCGCAACGAAAAGTGAAAGGTTCGCAAGTATCCGACAATTTCATAACGGCAGTGGCACACGGAAAGTTTATGGATGTCATTCCGGTCGGAACGGCTGTCGGAAGTTCATCCACTTACTATTGTGATAAGTTTTATGTGTCCGGCTCTGTGTCCCGTGTGGTTTTTCGCTCGTACAACTATGCGAACTCGAATGGCGGTATGTCGATGGCGGATGCGAATAGCGACTCTTCGAATACGAGTGCGGGCGTCGGGTCTCGTTTGGCCTTCCGCCGCCAAATCGTCAAGGCTCAAAGCGTGGCAGCGTATAAGGCGGTAGTCGAGATTGCGTAAGCGAAAAGCGAAGCGTAAAACGGGAGCGAAGCGACAAAGCGTTATTCTATCCGGCGTTAGCCGGTCGATAATTTTTTTGAAAAAATGAAAAATGGTACTTTTGTACCCGAAAGGTAGAATCTCTGGAGTCCCGTGTGGTTTTTCGCTCGTACAACAATGCGAACTCGAATGGCGGTATGTCGATGGCGAATGCGAATAACGACTCTTCGAATACGAATGCGAACGTCGGGTCTCGTTTGGATAACTGAATGAATTAGCGTAAAGCAGGGAGGATGTATCCTCAAAGCGGAGCTAAAAGAGATGCACCTTAGTAACAGCACCTTCGGGTGGAAAACTAAAAAATATAACGGTGAGTAGAGCTTGGTAGGTCAGAAATGATTCGAACAGCTTAGGCTCAAGAAAGGAAGGCTTATGCGTAGAGTAGGTTATGTAATCGAGGAGATTGTCGATAGAGCCAACATGGAAAACTCTTTTGATGTAGTCCTCAGAGGAACAAAAAGAAAGGAGAGTAGCCAAGGGAAAGAACTTTTGGCGCACAGGGATGAGGTAATTGCCGAACTTACCGATAGCATAGCCAAAGGTGAGTATAAGGTAAGCAGTTATCGTAATCGGGAGATAGTTGAGCATGGTAAAGTTCGCACCATTCAAATACTCACGATGAAAGATCGGATAGCGGTACACGCTATAATGGCCATTGTTGATAAACACCTGCAAGGCCGATTTATACGCACTACCTCCGCATCCATAAAAAACCGGGGGATGCACGACTTAATGGAGTATATCTGTCGGGATATGGATGATGATCCTGTTGGAACTCAATACTGCTACAAGTTTGATATACATAAATTCTACGATAGTGTAGATCAGGACTTGTTAATGGAGAGTGTGAAGAGGGTCTTTAAAGACAAAAAGCTCATTGCCATCTTAGACGGTTTTGTCCGGATGATGCCCAAGGGTATCAGTATAGGGCTACGTAGTTCTCAAGGCTTAGGTAATTTGTTTCTGTCAGAACATTTAGATCATCATTTTAAAGATGTGATGGGGCTACAATACTATTATCGATACTGTGATGATATTGTTGTGCTTGGTAAAACGAAAGCGGAATTGTGGGAGATAAGGGATGTTGTTCACGAAAAAGTGAATGGAATTAATCTCTTGGTAAAAGCGAATGAACGTGTATTCCCCATTGAAGAGGGGATTGACTTCTTAGGATATGTTATATATCCCGACTATGTCCGGTTGCGTAAGCACATAAAGACAAAGTTTGCCAAGAAGATGCACGAGGTTAAAAGTAAGCGAAGACGGCGTGAGTTGGTCGCTTCATTCTACGGAATGGCAAAGCACGCCAATTGTATAATGGTGTTTAATAAATTAACAGGTAAACAAATGAAGAGTTTTAAAGACTTAAACGTGAGCTACAAGCCCGATGACGGCAAGAAGCGATTCTCCGGTACTGTTGTGAGTATCCGGGAACTGGTCAATCTCCCAATCATAGTTAAAGACTATGAGCTGGGGATAAAGACCGAACAAGGCGATGACCGTTGCCTTGTCTCTATTGAGCAAAATGGAGAGGTTAAAAAGTTTTTCACAAACAGCGAGGAAATGAAAAACATCCTCGAACAAGTGAGTGAAATGCCGGACGGATTCCCATTTGAAACGACTATCCGGGCCGAAACATTTGGCAAAGGAAGAACAAAGTATGTATTCAGTTAGAACTTAGAGTTATGAAAAGAGTAGACGGAAACCCAAATATCTCATTGATTGAGTGTACCAATCCTGTTAAAGGGCTATGGCGTATCAGATGGGATATACAGAACACCTCCTATATGGAAGAAGAGTTTGACCACAAGCCGACTTCGGAAGAGGTTAAAAGCATCGTGTTGTCTTATTACAACCGGGAAATAGATAATTCTATCCTGTCAGGTATGGAGTACGAAGGTGCGATGGTATGGTTATCGACCGAGAACCAGTTTAACTACAAAGCTGCGTATGACTTGGCTGTGCAGACCGAGGGGCAAAGTCTACCAGTAACGTTTAAATTCGGTACGGACGATGAACCCAAGTATCGGGAGTTTACAACGCTGGAGGAGTTAAGCGACTTCTACCGGAAGAGTATCAGTTATGTTTTGACAACTCTTCAAGAGGGTTGGAAAAAGAAAGACGGATTAGATGTAACGCTCTACGAGTAGTCCTTTGGGGGAGACTAAAAAAATGCCCCCAGCCTGTTAGCTTAGTATAGACGCCAATCACATACTTGCACGAAAGTGCAGCAACCACAGAACTGAGGGCAAGACCCTTTTCTGGTTGCTGCACTTTTTTTTGCGCATTAATATAAATATGTGATTGGCACTGCAAATATACGCATAATTGCTGAAAGTGCCATCAATGGACACTAAAAAATGGAATGGAGGAAAATTATGAAAGTATATGAATTGTTGAGCTTCAACAAAGAGCTATTGCTCAAGATACATATTGCCGGACTGAAGGTCGAGGATTACAAATATGTCGATCTGTATGCCGACTACCTGCACCTCAAGAATGAAGGTGAGAAGGTGACATATATCGTGAACCACCTGTCACATAAGTACGCCATAAGCGAACGGCAGGTGTACAGCATTATCCGTAGAATGGAGCATGAAATAACCACTGCAAATGCTGTGCAGTTGAATCCAATCTGAAAATTATGCCGAGTCATCCCGACTCACGACCTTTGCAGTAAATAAAATCAGAGAAATATGAATTACTTATTTACTTCAGAGAGTGTGTCGGCGGGGCATCCCGACAAGGTAGCCGACCAAATATCAGATGCCATATTGGATAGTTACCTATCTAAAGACCCCAATGCAAAGGTCGCCTGTGAGTGCCTTTGTTCTACAAACCTTGCAGTGGTTGCAGGGGAGGTTAAAGCAGCTGCGCAAATTGATGGCCAGGCCATCGTTCGTAAAGTCATATCAGACATCGGATACAATGATCCGTCTGTTGGCTTCGATGCTTCCGGTTGCAAAATCATCAACACACTGCACGAACAATCCTCAGACATCCGTCAGGGCGTGGAGCAAACCGAACAAGGAGCCGGAGACCAAGGTATCATGTTCGGCTATGCCGTAAACGAAACCTCCCGTTATATTCCCGCAACGCTTGCGCTCTCTCATCTCCTCCTACAGGAACTTGATATGATCAGGCAAGAGGATAAGGTTATGCCCTATCTTCGACCGGATGCAAAAAGCCAAGTAACCATTGAGTACTGCCAATATGGTAGACCCCTTCGGGTCAATACCATCGTTATCTCCACGCAACACGATGAGAGTGTTTCGGCAGAAGAAATCAAGCGTGACATCATTCATCATCTTATCCCAAGGGTAAAGGCTGCGGATAACGACCTTGGCAAGCTATTGCGTGAAGGCTACCGCTTACTTGTGAATCCAACGGGTAGATTTGTTATAGGCGGCCCGGCAGGTGATACCGGACTGACGGGGCGTAAAATCATAGTAGATACCTATGGCGGTCGTGCGGCTCATGGAGGCGGGGCTTTTTCGGGTAAAGACCCGTCCAAGGTAGATCGCTCTGCCGCATACATGGCTCGTTACATCGCCAAGAACATTGTGGCATCGGGTGTCGCCGATGAGGTACAAGTGCAATTAGCTTATGCCATCGGAGTAGCAACTCCTGTAAGTGTCATGGTAAACACCTTCAATACGGCAAATATCAATGTATCCGATGGCGAGATTGCCAAGGTAGTAACGGAGCTGTTCGATCTGCGCCCCGCTTCCATCATTGACCATTTAGGGCTTAAGAACCCCATCTATCTACCGACAGCAGCCTACGGACACTTCGGCAGAGACCCCTATGTAAAGGACGGACTTCTCTTCTTTGGCTGGGAGCGTCTTGATAAGGTAGAGCAAATCAAAAGTAAACTCCTAAGAAACAGATAAAATGAAAACAAAATACAATCAAGCACCACTCCCATTCGTTGGGCAAAAGCGTATGTTCGCTGCGCAATTCGTGAAGATACTGCCCCAGTTCGCAGATAAAACCATATTCGTAGACCTCTTTGGCGGATCGGGATTCCTGTCCCATATAGCCAAGCGAGAGCGACCGGATGCAACTGTTGTGTATAACGACTTCGATAACTACCGAGAGCGTTTGGAGAACATACCTCGCACCAATAAACTGTTAGCCGACCTGCGTGAGATCGTTGGTGGTTGGGATGATAAGGCACGAATAACAGGCTATGTTCGTGATGCTATCATAGAACGGGTAGAAAGGGAAGATAGCGAGGGCTTTGTTGATTATATCACGCTGTCGGCATCGATATTGTTCTCCGCAAAATCGGTCGGATCACTTGAGGAGTTGAAAAAGCAGGGGCTTTACAATCGTATCCGCTTGTCGGATTATACTGCCGACAGTTATCTTGATGGAATTGAAGTGGTGTCGTGCCACTACAAAGAACTGTTTGAGAAGTACAAGGATAATCCAAGTGTGCTGTTTCTCGTTGATCCTCCATACTTGAACACCGATGTAGGAACATATACGATGAGTTGGAAATTGGCTGACTATCTCGATGTTTTGACGGTTCTGAAGGATTCTGCTTACGTCTATTTTACCTCTAACAAGTCTGATATCATTGAACTCTGCGAGTGGATCGGAGAGAATAAGGTTACGGAGAATCCTTTCAAAGATGCTTCAAAGGTTGAGTTTCGGGCAAGCGTCAATTACAATTCAAGGTATATTGATATTATGCTTTACAAGCAATCTGCTTAG